ATTTCTAACCATTGAGAACTTGCTTCATCATAAAAAGGAATGTATTGTTGATTCATTACATTTCTATGTAGAATGTGGTCTATAGGAACTACAACAGATGTGTCTGATGTCAAAGGTGCATATGGATAAAATGTTGCAAGTGTTTCAACAGGTGTTTGACCTGCATTCAATTTGCAGACCATCGGTAAAGTGATTTCAATACCCTTTGTAGTATCTCTTGTCATACCGACCACCTCTAAACCATTTCTTAGTTTTAAAACTTCGTATTTTTGTGGAATTAAATCTGAGGGTGATGCCATTATTTTAAATCAAATTGTTGTATTTCGTAAGGAAAACTTTCTTCGTTATAGATATTTATCCTTTCTTTCAAGTGATTTAAAGTATGGTTATTACACTGTAAGTCGTCTGATATATCAAACAATCTCATTGAATCCTTTCCTGTAGTCTTACGAAGACCTCTACCAATTGACTGTAAGTTTCTTATCCTTGATTTAGAAGGACTTGCAAAAACTACATTATCAATCTTCTTAATATTGACACCAGTTGAGAATGTTCCGTATGATGCTAGTATGACATTATTTTTCTTTTTAGAGTTCTCAACAATCTCTCTGACTGACTCTCTATCTTCTGTATCAGTTGCACCATGTACATAATGTAGTGTTCCTTTCATTCTACTGACCATAGGATTGAATAACTCCCATAGTGGTTGACCATGTTTCTCTATGTATTGAAACAGTACCAGAGTGTTTCCTCTAAGGGAACCGACTAGATTGGTTATGAATTGATTTCTACCTTGATGTGATACGATGTAATCCATTTCATCTTGGTATGACATCTTCTTCTGTTTAGTATGACGAAGTATGATACATTGTATATTAATTTTTGCAATTGTACCATCTTCTATTAGTTCTGCAGATGTTATGACTTTTTTTACAGGACCAAAAAGACCCTCTAATTGCAATCTATGTACTTCAGTACCATCTAATGTACCTGTTGTACCTATTCTAATTGCAGTAGTCTTCATCTTCTCTAAGATACCTTTGAGTGTTTGTGCTTTAAATAAATGTGCCTCATCACCAACGACAACATCAAAAGACTCTAACACCTCCTTAGGAGCTTTTGCGAATGATTGCCATGTGGTGACTGTTATAGGGGCATCAAATACTTCTTGACCATGATATATCTTACAGACTTTATCTTTATAACCATAATCTATAAAGTCTTTTGTCATTTGTTCAACAAGTGATGTGGTTGGTACAATGATAATTGTTTTCTTATCATAGTATCTTGCTAACATGTATATGATTAAAGATTTACCAGATGCAGTTGGGGATAATAATAGTTGTCTTCCATACTGAACACTGGATTTTAATGCCTCTAATTGATATCCACGAGGTTCAAATGGTAAGTCAAGCGACTTGACAAACTCATCTAATTCAGGTTGCCTTTCTTTAATACCCAAAACATCTTGTATACCTTCAAATTCAAACCCTCTTTCTTTACAGAACTCGTCTACATAAGGTAATAACCCAATGTATATTTTATGTGTTTTCATAGAAAAGAGTCTTACTTTACCATCCCAAAATTTATTTTTGTAAGACGGCATGAACTTAGCACCAGGAACAGTAAATGAAAAGAAGTCGTATAAATCTCTTGCAAGACCATCATCACAATGGACTTTCATAAAGACTTCATCAACTTTAGAAACTGATACTAGATTAGACATACTGATTACCCACACACCAACCAACAAAAGATTTTCTTTGTCCTCTGGTAACAGGAGTTACCTGATGATGTATGAATGAAGGAAAGAAGAAGATTGAACCTTTATCTTTAACTGAATGTGGTAAAGTTTTTATTGAGTTGGTCATATCAACAATTGGAGAGTTTGACATTCTATCAAAAACTCTATCTGGTTCTAACCATTGAAAGTAACCACCCTCATATTCATCTGGATGTGATAACTGTAAAGTGAAACTTAATTTTCTTTTTTGACCATTATTATCTAAATCAGGAGATGAATCTTGGTGCCAAGTATAGAAATCTCCTCTATCCTTTTTTGTCGTTTCTGGTGCATCGTATATTGTATATTGATATGCTTGTCTATATGCAATATCAAAATTCCAACCAGTGGTAGTTAATGCTTCATTCATTGCTGTGTGAATCTTTTGTTCAATTGATTGTGGCATCATTTGACCATGAAACCAAACAATCGAAGATGACCTTATGTTATCGTCTTTGTTGCCCTCTTCCTGATTATTTGATATATTGCCTATCTTACCTTCATCTATCTTATTACAATTTGCAATCTCTATAAGAGTATTACATTCTTCTTCTGTAAAATAACCTGGTAATCCATACAAGTAATTATTATATTGCATTATTGTCCTGCCATAAACTTTCTCCAATCGATTGTATTCTTAATCGTTTGGTGTCTCCAAGTGATATTTTGCATACACTCTTTGAGGAAGTCCATTTGTATTTTTAATAGTTCTTCTTGTGCTTTAAGTTTAGTTAAGTCTTCATCTGAATTAAAGAAGTAATGCATGTCTGCTTTCATTACTTTCATACCATCAAATGGGTCATCTTGCCAACCGTGTTTATCAATAGTCTCTTTATCAAGTTTACCATTGAACCACAACCACTTATCTTTAATAAGAAGATTGTATTGAAATTGTTTTTGTTTGAGTTTGACCAGAGTATCAGAAAGTAATTCTGAATACTTAGCATGTAGTCTAGGAACATCAAGACTTGATTTGTCGAGTTCTATATCATCGACAATACAGTCTTCTTTCCACATCAATTTTATTTCATCTAAAGTCATATACGACCATTATAACATAATATACTAGTATTTATAAGGGGTTTTAAGAGTTGGATTCTATATCATAATAAGAGAATTGGAACTCTACCTGACATGTGACAGGTTCACTATCACTACCAGAGATTAATTCTAACTCACCTAATGATACAGGAAAACAATCATGCAATCTAAAGAACTTGTTTGGTATGTTCTTATTAGTATTTGTAACCAATGTAATGTCTGAATACTGATTCATATCATTATCTATACCACTCATTGTTCCTGTTGCAGTTTTAGTTGTGCCAACATATGCACCAAAATCTGCTGGGTCTTTGATAGGAACAATTGAATTCATCCATTGATAAACTTCTTTGAAGTTCTCTAAATCTTCATCTACTAAGAACTTTACTGTTAGTTTACCAAACTCTATTTTATCACCTGGAAAATATGCATCTAGTCCAACACCAGCACCTTGACCGACTGCACTGAATGTAAGACCAGGAATATTAACAGACTGAACATAGTATTCAACTGTTGGTATTTTCTCTATTAGTAATCTAAAGTTGTTCTTATTAAGAATTGATTTATTTATTTCAGTCATTGAGTTTCATTACTCTCTTGTTTGTAGAAGTATCAAAGTAATCATTACCTCTATACTCTCTGGTTACCACCTCTTCGCAAAGGTATCCGTCCTTTTCATACAGTGTGGTAATTTTTCTGTGTATTATACCATCTGTTGTCTCTTCACCATTTGGGAATGCTTTAGACGACCAAGGTCCTTCTAAAACTTTCACTGTTTTTTCATAATCTGTCATAGTTTTCTCCGTTATAATACTATTTATTGTTCCAAGAAATTGGTTTTAAAGAAATATGGGTCTGTTTTCATTTCTTTTTTACCTCTTTGAATGAGTTCTTGTATCTCTTTAAGACTCATATCACCCTCACTGTATTTTTTCAGTGGACCACATCTGAACTCTGCACAAGTTCTTGGTCTCTTTTCATATATACCACAATGTCCATTCTTATTTAAATTAGGACAACCACCCACAGGAATTTTCACTTGTTGAAAATCACCATAGACAACTCTAGTACCACCACTTGGTGAGTATGTATCAAAGTATAGTTCGATATGTTTTACAGGTATCAAGTTCTCTTCACCTGGATATATGTTTAAAGTTAATCCTTCTGCACTACAGCAAAGATTACAATCAATACATATATCACTTTCATTCATATTACTATTTATGCGTTGACAATGCGTGCCACTTTTTGATATACTGTATACATGATTAAGAAAACAGTAATTTTTGATGTAGACGGAACGATTGCCGATGTAGAACATAGGAGACATTTTGTGTCTCAGAAACCTGCA